CACCAACGCTGAAGTTGATGACAGTGACCCGCGCATCATGGTCGTTTCCGCCAAGCAGATCCAAGATTTGCTCCGCACGACCGAGGTGACCAGCGGCGACTTCAACACCGTTCGCGCCTTGGTCAATGGCGAGATCAACACGTTCATGGGATTCACCTTCCGCCGTGTTGCTTCCAGCCTCTTGCCCTACGCGAGTGGAACCGGCGTCCGCACCTGCTTCGCCTACGTCAAGTCCGGCATCAAGCTGGCCGACGCAGGACGCAAAGTGCATGTGGACATCCGTGCCGACAAAAGCCACGCCTTGCAGATCCGCACTGTCGCCTCTTTGGGCGCAACGCGCATGCAGGAAGCCAAGGTCGTCGAAGTCCCGTGTGACGAAGTCCTCTAACAACTAACCAAGGAGAACAACTAACATGGCTACCTTCTACACCGACATCGCTCCGAGCGATCTAACCCTCAACGTCCGCAACCGCGTCAGCGGCGACCTCTCCCACGGAGATGTCCGCTACGCGGAAGCGACCTACACCACCACCGGCACCGAAGCCGCGAGCGGCGACACCATCGAAGTGGCTGTCCTGCCCGTGGGCGCAACGCCGTTGCCGGAACTCTGGCGCGTCTCCAACGAGGCGAGCATGGGCGGTTCCGTTATCGCCATCCCCACCATTGGGGATGCCTCTGACGCCGACCGCTACAGTGCGACAAGCATCAGTGTCAACAGCAGCACCGCGGGTTCCGCGGCGGTTACCGCCGCCGTGGCCACCAGCGTGTTGCCGCGTTACACCGTGACGGCTGACACCCAGCGTGTGGTCGCCGCGATCACCCGCACCAATGCGGTGACCGCAGGGAAGAAGATCTCCTTCCTCATTGCTTACAAACTGTAAGTCCAAGCTGATCAACGCGCTGGCAGGCCGCGAATAAACGCCTGCCACCTTTTTCTAACTTTCATGGCCGACGAAACCTCCATCTGCAACTTGGCTTTGGCCAAGCTGGGCATCAGCCCGATCATGGCGCTGACCGACGACAGCAAGCAGGCCCAGTTTTGCAACCGTTTCTTCGCCCAGACCCGCGACGAAGTCCTGCAAGGGCATCGCTGGAACTTCGCTATGCGCCGCTCCGCGTTGAACCAATTGGCCACCGCCCCGCAGAGCGAATGGGCCAGCGCCTACCAGTTGCCGTTTGATTGCCTGCGCGTCGTCCAACTCAATGGCTACGAACCCAACGAAAGGCTGGGGGAGTTTAGCGTCGAGGGCGACCAACTTCTGACCAACGCCGAGGAGGCCAACATCCGGTATGTCGCCCGCGTGGAGGACGGATCGTTCTACCACCCGCTGTTTGTTCACGCGCTGGCCACCATGCTGGCCTCGCGTTTGGCAGGCCCACTAACCGGAAGCCGCAACATGCCGCAGGAGTTGCTGCAAGAATACGAAGCCATCACCGGCCCCAAGGCCCGCATGGCCGACGCCTTTGAGGAGCGTCTGCGCCGCAAGATGCCGTGGACGAACAGCGACCTTGTCGCCGCCCGCTACACCAAGTTCCCGTCCAGCCAATAGATCATGGCCAATCTCCTCGTCACCGCCCTCAATGCAGGCGAGTTGAGTCCTTACATGGACGCCCGCACGGACGTCCAAAAATACCGCAGCGGATGCCGCACGCTGGAGAACATGGTCGTCCTGCCCTACGGAGGCGTCTACCGCCGCGCTGGCACCGAATACTTGGGCGAAGCCAAGCTATCCGACAAACGCTGCCGCTTAATCCCCTTCAACTTTTCGACGACCACGCGCTTTGTCTTGGAGTTTGGCCACCAGTATTTCCGCGTCTGGGGCAACGGCGTGCCGGTGATGAACCCGTCTTCCCCCAGCAACCCCTTGGAACTGGCCAGCCCCTACGACGAAGCCCATCTGCGCGAACTGCAATACGTCCAGATCAACGACATCCTCTACATCGCCCACGCCAACTATCCCCCCTACAAACTGACCCGCTTGGCCGACAACAACTGGACGCTGGCCGCGGTCAACTGGCAATACCCGCCGCTGGTCGATCTGGAAAACGCGGTCAAGTTCACCGCGTCGGCCAACCGCGGCACCATTACGCTGACCTCCTCGCAGAACTTTTTCACCGCCTCCGACGTCGGCACCGAGATTGCCCTCAATTTCAACAAGGCGCTCAACTTCGTCGAACTGGCCATTTCGGCCAACGGATTCTCCGGCGTGATCCCCGTGTCGGCCAACGCCACATGGGACTTTCAGACGACCGGAACGTGGGACGCGACCGTGTCCATTCTCCGCAAGACGCAGGAGGAAATGGACAAACTGCTCGCCACTTCCGCCGTCGCGGTCACGCGCTCGACGACCACGGCCACCGCAACTTTGACCGCTCATGGCTGGACAACCGGCGACACCGTGCTGATCACCGGAGCCGCGCCCTTTGCCGGTGCCTACACGATTACCGTGACCAGCGCCGACCAGTTTACTTTCACCGTGGCCAACAGCGGAGCCGCATCAGCGACGGTGGAAATGCACAACGTCAGCCGGATGGAAACAGTGCGAAGCTACGCGGCCACCGGAAATCGCAACATCGTCTCGACCGGCACCGAGCCGCTGGAAACCGAATACCTCCTGCGCGTCACCAACTATGTGAGCAACACCAACGCCCGCATGATCTTGGAAACCCGCGACTACACCGAGGGCGGGCGGGTCAGCATCACCGCCGTGGCCAGCGCCACTTCGGCCACCGCCACCGTGCTGGAATACCTTGGCCGCTGGAGCGGGTCGCGCCAGACGGTATCCGCCCAGCAATCGGCCTTCTGCGCCAAATACGGCTTTGCCCGCACCGTGGCCGTCCATGAGCAGCGCCTTGCTTTCGCCGGAACCAGCGGCCACCCGCAAAATGTCTGGCTTTCCGCGGTGGACGATTTTGAAAACTTCAAGATCGGAACGACTGATGACGCCGCGCTGCAATTCACCATCGCGGCCAGCGAGGGCAACCGCATCAACTGGCTTTACTCGCAGCGCAAGCTCATGCTGGGAACCTCCGGCGACGAGTGGACAATCGGATCAACGGCCAGCGACCAGCCGATCACGCCAAGCAACGTGCAGGCCCAGCGCCAGTCCGGTTACGGTTCCCGCTACATGCGGGCCGTTTTGATCAACGACGTCCTGCTTTTCGTCCAGCGCCAAGGGCGCAAGGTGCGCGAACTGGTCTACTCCTTTGAGCGCGATGCGTGGGTCGCCCCCGACATGACCGTCTTGGCCGAACATATCACCTTCAGCGACATTGCCGAGTTGAATTACACCCAGCAACCCGACGCTATCCTCTGGGCCTTGCGTGGCGACGGACAACTGGCCGCGATGACCTACGAGCGTGAACAGGAAGTGGTCGCATGGCACCGGCACACGACCGACGGCGAATTTGAGTCCGTGGCCACCATCTACGGGCTGGGGGGCAACGACGATGAGGTCTGGTTTGCGGTCAAGCGCACCATCAACGGCCAGACCAAGCGTTACATTGAGCGCCTGCGCCCCGACTGGCGGGCCGCGTTCGATGCCCAGACCAAGGCTGATTGGTGGTATCTGGACTGCGCCAAACGCTACTCCGGCGCAGCCACCACCGCGATCACCGGACTGTCCCACTTGGAGGGCAAAACGGTTAGCATCTTGGCCGACGGGGCCGTGCAGCCCAGCGTCATCGTTTCCGGCGGGCAGATCACCTTGGCCAAAGCGGCCAGCAAGGTGCTGGTGGGACTGCCTTTCACCAGCCTGCTCCAGCCCATGAAGCTCGACTACAACATGCAGGACGGGCCGACCCGCGGTCGCAAGAAGCGCCTCAACCGCGTGGAAGTGTCCCTTTTCAAATCCTTGGGCGGGGAGGCCAGCACCGACGGCAACGAGTGGCTCTGGATGTATCCGCGCAACTTCGACGACCCAATGGACGCCAGCCCGCCGCCTTTCAGCGGCGACACCGAGGTCGTCTTGGCGGGCAACTACTCCGAGGACGCCGACCTCTATTTGCGCCAAACCCTGCCCTATCCGCTGACCGTCCGCGCCCTTGTCGCAAAGCTCGACGCCTTCGGAGATTGACATTAGTGTGATTTGACTAAACCCATGAGCCACCTTTTGCAGCTTCGTATGTATGACCCGTCGCAGGACGCGCCCATGATTGCCAAGTGGTGCGAGGCCCACGGCTACCGCGGCATCCCGCCGCATATCCTGCCCAAGTTGGGCGTGGTGGTGCAGGCCAACGAAACCGACGTTGCCGCGCTTTGGCTCTACATGGACAACTCGTGCGGCGTGGCCTTTGCCGAGCATCCCATCACCAAGGGCGGATTAAGTTTGTCGCTGGCCAAAGACGCGCTTCTTGTGGCCCTGCGCTTTGTCAAAGACGAAGCCGCGGCGATGGGCTACCACACCATCATTATCCGCACCCCGCCTGCCTTGGCCCGCTTTGCCAAGAAGGCCGGATTCGTCGCAGACAACGAGCAGACACTGGTCACCATGCTGGCCGCAACCAACGGGGAGGTTTCTTATGGGGGCTGAACTTGCCGCCGTCGCCATCATTGGGTCGCTGGCCAGCGCGGGGATTTCCTACTACGGCCAGCAGCAGCAGGCCGCGTCCGCGCAGCGTCTGTCCAACTACAACTACCAAGTGCAACTGCAACAAATGCAGATGCAGTCGCAGATGCAGAAGATTGCTTCCGAGCAGCAATACGCCGCGGGCATGCAGAACGCCAAGATCATGGAGAACGAGGGTCTGCGCGTGGAGCAGGAAGCCCGCGAACGCGCTCGCCGGATGCGTTCCGAAAACGAAAAACTTTTGGGCGCACAACGCGCCCGCTTCGGCAAGGCGG